TCTCCAAGCTCTTCTACTCGTCCAACAATATCTCTTAATCTATCTAAAGCTTCATCTTGATCTGCGTTTTCACTAACCTTATCTGTATAAGCCATATTCGTAGGATCTCCTGCTGATAATTTAATTTTAGTAGTCATTCCATCTCCTTCTTCCATATCACTTATTGATGAATCTACTACATCTACATCTGAGTTTCTTAAATAAACAATTGCATCGTAGGTTATAGCCTTTTCTTCAGGTCCCATAAAGTAAAATATAACATTACCACTACCGTCGTTATCTACTATATCGAGTTTATGACCTCCGTATACGTCATTACGTAAAACGTCATCAATAACTTTTTGTGCTTTTTTATACTGAGTTCTAGGTACTTTTAGATAGTGACGATCATCTCCTTCTCCTTCTTCCATACCAGGTGATGAATCTTCTCCACCATAATCAAAATTTCCTTCTATACCTTTACCAGGCTTTTGTTTAGGAGGATAAGGAAAAGCTTCGTTTTTTCTTTTTTCTCTTTCTTTTTGTATTAAAAATTGAATTTTTTTAATAATGTCTTTTTCAGGATGCTTTTCTAATCTATCTTTTTCTTGAGCATCTGCAAATTCTTGATCTGTCATTTCTCCTACTTTTTTAACTCTTTCGGCTTCTCCTAATGCAGTATTAACTGTTTTGAAGTATTTTTGTAATTGATCTTTTACTACATCTACGTTAATTATAGCTTCACCAGATTGTTGTACACCAACATCTGATATTTCTCTATCGTAGGAAGTATCTTTTAAATATAATGTATCTCCTACTATATAAAATTCATATAAATTTTCGTTACCATTATTAAACCCTATAAGAAGATCGAATTGATTAGGTTTAATTCTTTTTGCTCTTGCTGTTGAAATATTTTCTCCTTCGCCTTTAAGTGCTAATACTGTTGCTTTACCTACCTCTGCTGCAATTTTAGCTGTTTCGTTTTGATCAAATGAACTACCTTCCTGTTCGTTAGTTTCTAAATCCTTAGGTTCTACTAAATCTACATCTACTCCTTTTTTAGATAATTTTTCAGCTTCTCCTGAATCAGCAGTTCTTACTGTTCCTTCAGCTTCTTTTAGTTGTTTTTGTAGTGATTCTTTTAAAATAGTAAGCTTTTTTGTAGTTTCAGAAAGCTTTTCTTTTTTTATTTTTTTATAAGTACCGTCAGCTATACATTTAAGTGAAAATTCACATTTAGCCAAGCGATCCTTTATTTCTTGGTAGGTCATTGATATTTTTTTTATATACGTATATAAATAAATAGATTATTCTTCCCAAATAACATTCTTAAACTTTTCCGGGGATAATCCGAAAAAATCTGTTCTCCATTTGGTTTGTTCGAAGAAATCTAAATATAACCATTCGCTTTTTCTATTCCACAGTAAATTTGCTATATCATCCCAATCTTTATGTATAACAAATTCTTCTATTTCTTGTTTTTTTTCTTGTACTGCTTCATAATCAAATGAATCCCATTCATAATGAAATACTTCAAATACTGCATCTTCAGAAACGTAGTCTATAGAAATATCTATTCCCCACTTAGGTTTCATTTTTATTATTTTATAAAGCATAGGATTCAGTTTAGCTAACTTTTCTAATTGTAGTTTAGCTGTTCCATTGAACCCTTTTCTTTCGAATATATCTGAATGATTAATATGAGCACCTTCTCTTTTATCCCATACTATCCAATCTTGTCTTAAGCAGTCCTCATGTCTTCTTTCAATAGGGTCATATCCATTAGGTACTAAAAAAGCTTGTTCAGCTTTAGTTAAATGGTACCCGTTCTGATCGAATAAATCTACACTTTTAGGGTCACGTAATATATCTACGTCTAATGTAGGTTCAGTGTAATAACCCTGTTTATTAAAATAAGTATCTGCTACTATCATTTCTTTTTACCGCTTTTCATATTAGCACACCAGTGGTACATTTTACCTTTTTCTCCACCGTATTTTTTTGCTTTTGCTCTTAAAGATGTAACTGAGCCTTTACAACTAGCTCCGGCTTTTTTAACTCTCCCTGGTCTACTTTTACCTTTCTTTTTACCGTCTCTAAAATTTTCTGCGTTTATATCTTCTTTTTTCATTCTTTGAGTCTTTCTTTTAGAAGCCTCTTTTCTAGAAGTAATATAATCTAAAGCAGATTTAAGTCTTTTTTTCTTTTTTGGATCTTTAGTTCTGCCATAAGCAGCTCTAGTTCTTTGATGAATTAAATTTATAATTTGTGATTGTCTAGCATGAGATTTAGACTTAAAAGTTTTTTTAGCTAAAGTATCAACTATATCTTGTCTAGTGCTAAATTTAACTTTTACAGTATCGGAAGGATCTTCATCGGTATATAATCTTCTACTAGAACCTTTAGGTTTTTTACCAGTACCTTTTTTAGGATCAGCTTCATTAATAGCTTCTCTAATAAGCTTAGCTAATTCATTTTTATTAGAAAGATAGGCAGCTATAGCCATTTGACGTTTCTTTTTCTTAGACTTCCCTTTAAATTGAGGAGCCTTAGATTTTTGAAAATCATCTACGTAATCTCCTGCGTCTGATTTTTTAGTTAAAGGCATTTCTTTTTATTAGTTCTCTTCTAATTATATTTTTTTTTCTTCTAAAGTTGTCTCCTTCGTACATCTTTTTTAATTCTTCTGTAGATGTATTATGTGGAGTATAATGCTTCCAAGTAAACTTATTAGTCATTTTGCCTCTGGCATCTCTTACATATTCTTTCGTACTAGGTTTAAGTTTTGCTGGCATTATTTTTGTCCTTTCCAAATTTCACCTCTTCTACATCTAACTACTGCTCCTGAAGCATAAGCTGATGGCCAGGTATCGTATTTACGTTTTGCTATTCTTGTACATCTATCATCTTTTTCCATCAATACTTCTTTACCTTGTATTTCATGTAAAAGACCTACTGTTAAGTTTTTTATATCTTCTATAGTCATTTCATTTACTTTTTTAAACCCAGAACCAAATGGTGCTGCTTTACCATCTTGAGGATTAGCAGTTTCATTAGTAGGTTCTTGAGTAGGTTCATCATCTCCTAAATCTTTTAATAGCTCTATTGCTCTTCTTAGTTTAGGATTTTTAAATATTGCTGGTTGCTCTTTATCATCTACAGCATCAATATATTGAAGTATTGACTGAGCCATAGTTTTTGCATTTTTAACATCGTTATTAATTCTTGTTAAAGCTGCTTGAGGTAGTTCAAGTTCATTATACTGAGTTACTGGAGGTACTTTAGATCTTTGTTTATCTTTTGGATCACTTAACCTAGCGCCTTTTTCTCTAGCTGCTTTTGTTAACCTTCCTTTAACTAAGTTACCTGAAGCAGTAAAGTAATGTCCTTTAGGAGCTCCTTTAGTTTCTCTTCTTAACCCTGAGGTCATGCGATTATCGTTCATATATAAATTAGTAATTAATGAAAAAATACTACTCTTGTTACCGTTTTGGATATCTTTTTTATATCTAGCTCTTTGAATTTTAGAAGCTTTTTTAAGATTATCAACAAAAACATGAGATAGTTTTTTTATAGTTTCTATATCTGAAGAAGATGTAATTTTTTTAAAAAGACCTGTTAAATCTTTAAATCCTTTTTTATATTTAAAATCTAAAGGAGAATAATCTTCTTTTCTTACTGTTGCTTTTTTAGTATTTTTCACGACTGTCTTTCCTTTAGCACCCGCTTTCTTTTTCTTTCTTGCTGTAGCTGCTCTTTGTGCCTTAGTCAAAGATTGAGCTTTAGCTCTTGGTAAACATCTATCGGGATTTTTTTTATTTTTAGATGTACCGCAAGGTCCTGCTATATTACCTGATGTAGTAATACGAACCCATTTTTCTTTTTTAAACCAATCTCTAAGAGATTCTAAAGTAATATTTTTTATTTGCTGATTAGTCATTATAATTTATCATTATGCATAAAAATCATATTAATAATTATAGCTGCCAAAACTCCGAATACTACCCATAAAGCTTTATTTACTCCGTCTTTCCATCTTTTCATAGATTCTAATTCTAACATCTTATTATCAAACTCTTTTTGGTTTCCTTCTAATTGTTTTCTAAACAAGGTATTTTGATTAGTCTTTACTATTACACCATCTTCAGGGTTAAGTAAGGTATATTTAAGCTCAGTAATATCTTCTTTCATATCTTTAACATCTTCAAGCAGTGCTTTTAACTCACCGTTTGGCATATGTTTTTTAATATTTACAAGCTCTTTTAATACGTTTTCTAGTATCTCTCTTTGTGTAGCCATTTACTTACTTTTATATAAATATATCTTTATAACTGCTTTCGTATCCTAGAAGTATAATCTTTTAAATCTTTAAGTATTTTTTTCTTAGATTTATTAGACATACCGCCCCAATCTTCTAGATCTCCTGCTTCTGTAACGAAAGAATTTTTGTCGTTTATTGAGTCTAAAACCCAACTTTCTATATCATTAACAAATTCTTTAATATTACCGGTTATCATCTTTCTTTCATATTCTTTATATAAACCTGCTTTTCTTAAATCAGCTTCAAATTCTACTGTGCAAGGGTCAAAACAAAAGCCATGTATCTTATACATTTTCTTTGCCATCCAATGTTCTAATGGTCCTCCGCACTTAGGACAAGATAGAGGCATACGAAGAGCTTTTTTTGCTGCATCTAATTTAGTAATATTTTGTTTAATACCGTCTTTTATAGTCCATTGCTTTCCTCCTTCTTCCCATATATCTCCCTCTTTATGCTTTTTAGTAGCTTTACGGTATCCTGTTTGAATTTTAGTTCCGGAAGTAAAATCTTTATTAACTATATTTCTTATTCTCTGTACATCACTTTCTTTAAAATCTTTTTTTAAAAGTGTCTCTTTACTCATAACCTAGTGCTTTTAATTCATTAATAACTGATGTTACATCTCCATCTTTACATCTAATAGCAATACCTCCTTGAGCGTTCCACTCATTTATATTAGACTTTTTATCGTCTATTAGTATACTATTTTCGTCAGCATATCTTTGTTTATCAGCTGAGTATGCAAATATAACTTTTGGTTTAGGGCTTAAATTATTTTTAACCCATAAATTTTTTCCTAATCTAGAAGTATTATCTCTTGAAGGAGAAGTAAGTAACGATGGTCCGTAAGGACTAATAAAGTTCCATAATTCTTTACCTTGAGGCATCCAATCCATTCCTACCCAAAACCTCACTCCTATTTTAGAATCTATTAAATGCCAAAATTGCTCTAAACCGAATTCTTTTTCGTATTGCTTAGGAGACTTACCTGTAAAGTGTTCGAATCTTGATTCAAAATTAGTTAATACTCCATCCATATCACAGTATATTTTATACGGAGGTTTTTCCTTCTGTTCAGGAAGGGGGTAAGCTTCTAATAACTCTACTATACTTTTATTCATTATTTATTTTTTACTGAGTCTTCCCAGTTTCTGAATATTATATTACCTTGTAAATATGCTTCTTTTTCTAATTCTAATAATGCGTCTGATTCATTAGTATTAGTTGTTTCTATTTTACCTAATCTACCTTCTAAATTTTGCATGTGATGTACCATTTCATGAGCAAATGATCTCATAACATCTTTTGGATGTCTTCCTTCAACATATAATACTATTTCATTTGTAGTAGGCTGGTAGTAAGCAGTTCTACCAAAAAAATCAGCTGCTTCGGTAGCATCTCTTCTAATCTTTACTTCAGGTAAAGGTGTAATATTTAATTTTTCATCTATCATATACTCTAATAAAGAGCCAAAGAAAGGAGTATAGTCAAATCTATTTCCTAAATCTTCGTCATCTTTTACATCTATTCTTATATGATCTTGATTAAAAGTTACATTTAATTTATCGTCCTTATCTCTTAACTTATTAAAAGTATGAACTAAGTATGATCTATCTTTCGATTTTAAAATAGATCTAGGAGCTATAGGAGCTCCAGAATTGTTTTCATTTTTAAACGTTTCAGTTATAGTCTCTTCAATTTTCTTATTTAACTGTTCCGCTACTATACTTGATTTTAACATCTTAATTATATTTAAAATATCTTCTCTACTAATTTCTTTAGGAAAAAAATCTCTTACATCGTCTAAATTACCACTAAGAATAGCATTTCTAAAATTAGTAGCTCTAACCTGTTTAGAACTATCGGTAGTTACGGCTAAACCGTCTACATTATCTCTATTCTTGAAAGTAGTTACTCTTTTTAAATCAACTAGATCTTCATTTCCTCTAACTCCTGTAACAGCATAAAACTCGTCACCGGGATTAGCTTTTGCATATTTACTTGAAGCATACATAGGATTTTTTTCTCCTAATACTACTTCTATATCACCTAAGTATTTCTTATAAATATTCCATATCCTTTCAGAATCTTCAGGTGTTATTCCGTTTCTAGTATTTCCTCCTATAAAAATAATAACTTTTTCTATAGGTTTTAATTTATCTCCTTTTCCTTTTAATACTTCTTCTCCTGCATCTAAGTAATTATCAATATCATAAACTTTTCCTCTATGATTATTAGATAATAAATCTCTTACTACATCAAAATGACCTCTATGAGGAGGTTTAAAAGCTCCAGGATATAATGCTATCATGCTAAAAACTGTTGTACATTTTTATCTATTTCTTGAGGAGTAGAATGTTTTAATAGTTCTTGGAAAGTAGGATTGAATAACATATCAGCTATATTATCTAATACTTCTTCATGTCTTTTATCATTCTTCTCTTTTCTATCTCTATATTTTTTTACAGCGTCTTTTAATTTATCAGCTCCTGGACCTACACCGTTATTTCTATAAGCCTTTAAGAATGCTTGCTGTAGTGCTTTAGTTTCAGATCTACTTTTAGTATCGTAATCTACTCCTACTATAGCTTTTTTAAATTCATCTTCTTCTTGAGAAGACATTTCAACCGGTTTAAAAAATGTAGAACCTTCTATACCTTTATCATTATTATACCTCTGTAAATAGTCTTTAATTCCTTCAGGTCCATTTTTTGCAGCAGTATCGAAAGCTTTTATTTCTTTATCAAATTTACCTCCTCTATCGTTTATAAAAATTGACATATTGCCATTAGTAATTTTATAATATTCTTTAATTAACTGGTATACGTTTCTCCAAGTCTGAAATACTGCTACTCCAGGTATGTTTCTTTTTCTTGAAAAATTAGATATATAAGATATCATAGGATGAGTATATACCATAATCATGTATATATCATACCCTTTATCTTTAAGGTCTTTTACCTTTTGAGGATTAGAAGCAGTAGTGTCCCAGACAAAACTAGTTCCTGATGCCGCCAGATCCTCTGCTTCCTTGTCCGCTAGACGAGCTCCTGCCCCCAGATTGTTGTACGCTGGATGTTCCGGATCCTCCACGTACTTGTCTGGATTGACTTGAGGAAGAGAAGACAGGCCTAGTTGAGTTAGGAGGTACGATTTGCCTACTCCTGCTCCCCCAGCCATTACTATTACCTTCGGTCGATCTGTCGCTTCTAATATTAAGTCCGTTAATTTGATCATTATTAAAATTATTAGGATTATTATAAACTCTAGGTTTAATGCCGTATTCGTCTCTTAATTTATTTACAATGTTATTAAGATTACTATTATCAACATTATCTCTAGGACTGTTATATCTTCTTATTATATTATTTTCAATACTATTATTATCATAAGGTATAATAGAATTTGTTCTGCTACCTCTATGCCCTCTTACATATGCTATATTAACATTTTCTCTACTGCTATTCCAAATAACATTATATGATGAATTATAAAAAGGTCCATCGAACCAACTATGTCCCCAGTTATAAGGTCTGTACCAGTTGTGTCTCCATGGATTATGCCAACTACTATATCCCCAATAGTAAGGGTAGTTGAAAGCCCAATCATACCAAAAATCATACCTATTAAAATATACGTCAAATGAGTTATAAGGTCTCCATATATTATAACTAAAACTACTATACCAGTTATAAGGTTGATTCATAGCATATTGAGCGTAGTTCCATCTAAAATTAAAGTCAGTTCTTAATTTCCATCTAACCTGAGAATACGATAAGGTATCTATTTTAGTATCATTATTTACAGCAATAACATAGTCTACCGGGTACATATCGTCTTGCATCGTAGCTAATCTAAAAGATGAGCATCCAGTTAATAAGAGATATAAACCTAAAGCTACTATAGCGCCTATTAATCTTCCTAAGTATTCAGGTCCTTTTTTCATAGTTATAATTTAAGTGTTGTAGGGTAACTATTATAAATAGGTTCAACTGTAGGGTTTTCTAAAGAGTATAGTTTGTAAATCATTTTAAATAATTCAAAATTATTATCAATATCGTCTACTACTCTTATTTGCCAACCTTTACCTTGATAAACTCCTTTCTTTTTAGACTTAGATCTAGTATGTGCTTTTAACCAAATAATACCTGTTCTATCGATTTTAATACCTTTCGTTTCTTCTAATGCTTTAGCATATGCTGCTAATTGAAGATCATACGATTTATGTATACTATTAGATGTTTTAAGATCTAATAACCAAGTTTCTCCATCTAACTCTACAACTAAGTCAGCAGTACCTGCGTATTTAAATTCATCTGAGAAGACGAATTCTTCTGCACTTATAGGTTTAGGGTTATATGTATTCCAAAATTCATAGAACTTAAGTATCATTTCCCATACTAGTTGAGAGTACCTAGCATTACCGAAATCATCCATCCATGATACTTCTTCTCCTCTTATTAACTTTTCAGCAGCTTCGTGTACTTGCGTACCTTCTTTACCTGCTTTTCTCATTATTAGATCGGCGTTATGCCCAACATCCTTCAACCATGTTTCGAAGAACTTAGCTTTGGGCATATACTGGAGTATTGTAGTTACGGACGGGTAATATACTCCTTCCGATCTTTTATAAACTCTCCTATCAAGAAAGTTAATTTGTTTTAATTCAGGGTTAAAATGTAGTCTATTCTTATCGTTTTCTTTAAGAATATTTGTTCCTTGCTTTATCATAATTCTAATTTATGCATCATTAGAGTACTTAAGTCTAATTCCTTTGCTGTTTGTACAAGTTTAGTAAATTGTTCAAATCCCATATCAGAGGGATCTTTATCGGTAAGTTCAACTAAAAATACTCTTTTACCTAAACTTAATAAGTGTTCGCTTATACCTAATGCTTTATTTCTAGCATCAGTATCTAAAGCTATATAAATGTCTTTGTTAGTACTAGATATAATTTTTTTAATTAATGTATTAGAGAGGGTCTTTCCTAGTATAGGAATAGCGTTTCGCTTTATTGCTATAGCATCAAATACTCCTTCACATAGTATAACTGGTTGATTCCAATTGATAAAATTTTCAAAAAATATTATGTCTTTGGAAACTTCAGGATTCCTGTACTTGTGATAGGATCCCTCATGAGTTCTTGCAATAAAATAATTGAGGATATTCGATTCAGAATAACTTGGGATAATAATTCGTCCTCCATACTCTCCAGCTGTGCAATACCCAACGTTGTATTTAATAAAATCATTGTCGCTAAATCCTCTCTCATAAAGGTATCTTTTTATTTTGTTTGCTATTATAGAAGTGCTTGAAGCAGTATGTAGTAATTTGAATTCTTTTGGTAGCTGTATTGCAGCGATTTCTCTATATTCAACATCAGAGCTTTTAGGAACATATCTTAATACTTCTTTAGCTTGCTCTCTAGGTATTTTAAGCTGATAAAGTAGAGATCTTATCGTTCTACCTTTAGTCTCGCAAACCCAGCATTCCCAAGGATTCTGTCCTTTTTCGTTAGTTCTAAAGTTTATTTCAAGTTTAGGTTTATGATGATTACAAAAAGGGCAATTAAAAGCATGATTTTCTCTTGCTCTTTTATAACTTTTGCCTAAAATATTTTCTATACTACCTAGAAGAAAAGTGTAGTCCATATAGTTCGTCCGTAACTTATATATAAATATAAGTAATTACTTCCGAATATACAACTAATTAGTTAACTATTTTTTCAATAGCTTCTTTAACTATACCGCTTAGAACTTCTTTTTTATCCATATCTAGATAATCGTTAAGTTTTTCAGCTATAGTTTCTGAAAGGTTATTAACATCTTCTTCAGACATTATTAACTCTTTTTTAGTAACTACTTTATTGTTTTCTAATATGACTTTTGATAGTTTCATAATCTTTAATCTAATGGACCATAATCACCTCTAGACATTGCTTGACCAAATTCTCGAGATTCTTTTGTATCTATTGAAACATAAATTGGATGATCATCTGCACCTTTAGGTCCTATTCCGTAATAAGAGCTAATTCTAATACCTTCTAATTCATTGCCTTCTTTTTCATGCATATCAATTACTTTTTTTACAGTAGCATATACTTCAAGTTTCCAACTACCTTTTGGTTTTATTCTTTTAGCAGAAGGATTAAATAATCTATCATCAGTTGGTATATTGATATATTCGATTGTTTCAGGCATTCTTTTTAAAGCATCTTGAAAATCTAATAATGTATCAGCAGTTCCTAACCAGTCAACAGAGTATTTTTCTCCGTTAACTATACTAACGTCTTCTCTAAAGCCTTCAAATATAATACTAGATAATTTCATAATTAACAGCAGGTGCAAGAACAATCACAAGGATCACAAGTGCAGGTTTTACAATTACAGTTCATAATTTATAAATTTTAAGTTCCAAATCACCAGTTCCTTTAATAAGACGGTGGTATGTTTCTTTTGGTATAAATAGTTTGTTTTTTGTTAATTCTTGAGGAAACTCATTATCAAGTTGAAACTTCCAATCAGTATTGTGTGTAGCCTGTATATATCTATCCTCTTTATCTCTATGCCAAACATATTCAAACGAAGGTGTATCGTTAGAGAACTCTCTAAGAACATATCCTTCTTTATCGTTAATAATTTCGTTATAGGGTCTAGCCATTAATTATATTCTGATAATTTTCTTCTGCTTTATTCCAATCTAGCACTTCGAAAAAATCATCGATATAATCACCTCTTTGGCTTTTATGTTTAAGATAATATGCATGCTCCCATACATCCATACCTATGATAACCTTTCCTTCTTTACTCATTAATGGGTTGTCTTGATTAGGAGTAGAAGTAATTTTTAATTCACCATTACTAAATATTAACCAAGCCCATCCTGAACCGAATTGACCTAATCCTGCTTCTTTAAATTTTTCTTTAAAATCATTATAAGAACCGAAGTAATTTTCTATTTCTTCTTTTAATTCTCCTACAGGTTCTTTTTCAGGTTTAGGAGATAATAAATTAAAGTATAAATTATGATTGTATACGCCTCCTGCATTATTTCTAACAGCGTCATCATACTGATCTATATTATCAAATATATCAGATAAAGGGATAAATTTACCTTCTAAAGCTTTATTTAATTTAGTAACATATCCTTTTAGGTGCTTATTATGATGCTCCTCCATAGTTTCTTTATCTATATGAGGTTCTAATGCATTATATTTATAAGGCAATTCTAATAACTTAAATTCTTTCTGTTCGAACAAAATATCTTTTATTTTCATTTTACCAATATCCTGAAAAGTTAGAGCTTCCTCCTAATGATTTCCAATAACGTCCTATATTACAAGACCAATAGCCTGGTTTAGTTTTGTCTTTCTTTTGAGCACATTTATGACGTGCAGCGAAAGATGCTCTTGCTCCTCTCTTTTTTAATTTAACTGATAGACCAGTATCTCCGAACGATACCTTCTTAACGTTTCCTTTTTTAGACTTTACATATACGTAAAACTTTTTACTCCCGCCTCTTTTAGGTTTATTAAGTTGTACCTTTTTACCTCTGTACTCAGCTTCGGGTATGTAATCAACACTAGCTTTAAGCATATCAAAACCATTATAATCAAATGTTTCGTTTTGAATTGAAACTGCTTTTCTAAATCTTTCCATGTTTATGTTACCCCCTATAGACTCTACTAATTCTTTTACTAGATCGTAATCGACCATTTCGTCTAAAGAAGCTGCTTCATCAATTATGTCTTCGTTTTCAAACATTTCATCTATGACACAACCGATTTCAAACAGAGGATTGTATTTAGGAGAAACCATAGGTAAATCTAAAGGTACTGTCATACCATTATACTCTCCATATTCTCCTATATCAGTATTCTCTATTAAATACTTATCTTGTTCGTTAAGTTGTATTTTACCGTCTCTATGAGCCTCTCTAGCTTCTTTGAATAAATTAATAAAGCCTTCGCTAGAATAGCGGTAGACATGCTCATGTAAAGAGAGATTATTATCAATATGATACTGTAAAGACGGGTATCCGACTATTTCTTGTAATTTAATCATCTTATATATTTACTTATTTTTTTCATTGCTTCTTCTGCTGATATATCTCCTCCCATCCAATTATTGTGTACGTAGTACATAACGTCTTTGATATTATCCATATCACCGCTAATTCTTATTCCTGAGTCGATTACTTTTTCCATTTCATCGCTAGGTTCAGATAAACTTCTTCCTTCGTTCATTTCTGGATGGAATAATAGTTTTATTACCTTAGCTTCTTTAGCAACAGATTTACCATCTATTTCTACTTCTATTGGATAAGGTTCAAATTTATCTGCCCAATATGCAACGTCGTAACTCTTATCTTTATTATTTGTAACTAAAAGACCTCTGTTGTATTTATCTTCTTCAGCTTGAAGAACCATTTCTTTACCTATAGGCAAAATTATATCGCCCATAAGTTTTATGTTACCTTCTTCGTAACCATCTCCGTGACCATCTTCCATTACAGAACGATCTACCTTACTTACATTCCATTTATGTATAAAATCTATAGCTTCTTGTTTATCAACTCCGAACTCTTTCATAAATGCAGCAACGCTAATAGTTTGTTTATTACGGTGCATATCATCTAAGAAGTTGATCATTCTTTTTTCAACTCCTTCTCTTAATATAATATCAGTTAGTTTCATTTAAAAAGTCTTTTCTATAGAATTTACCTAATATATTATCGTTAATATATTCGTTATTGTTTTCTAGTACTTCATTTATAAATAGCTCTTTACATTCATAATAAGTTAGTTCTTTTTTACTTTTAACAAAGCACAATATCTGTTTATTAAAAGCCATAGGTCCATCCTTTTCAACTAATTTTTTTATTTCAGTATGAGAACCGTAATAATCTCTCCAGTCTGATTCGGTTATTACTTTTTGTTTTAAAGGAACTCTACCTTTAATTCCTTTTTTAGCTCTTTCTTCTCTTAATGCCTGTAAAGCTCTTTTACCTAATCTTTTATTCCTCTCAAAATATAATACTTTTTTTCCTATATATTTTTTTCCTGAAGGCTTATGAGTAACTTTATAAATGAATCCGTAAGTATTTTCAGGCATATCATCTATACTAGTTATAAGTAAACCTTTATATGTCCATGTTGGTAATGTAACCATAATTATAATTTAATTAAAATATTTTTAATAAACAACTTTAACATGCAGGACATACTCCAGCTGCACTTAGTACTCCATTAGCATCAGTTTCAAATGCTGTACCGCCACCATCGTATACGTATTTATTTGCTCTTGGTTGATTACAGTTGTTCATTCTATACAATACTCCTCCGGCTACTAACCCTAAAGCAGAGGTAGTATAACCGGTTCTTGTACCTTCACAAGAAATATCGTAATCATCACATGCATCCTGATAAGTATTACCTGATTTATTTACTTCAGAATAAGTTACTGAGTACAGAGTAGGACAACCGCTAGGTGTTGGAGTTGGTGATTTAGTTCTAGTAGGAGTAGGAGTAGCGGTTGTACTTGTAGGAGTATTTGTAGGAGTTTTAGTATTAGTTGGTGTATATGTAGGAGTATTAGTTGGTGTTACAGTTTTAGTAGGAGTAGCAGTAGGAGTAGCTGTTGTAGTTGTTGGCGTAACAGTAGGGGTATTAGTTGCTGTCTTAGTAGGAGTAGGCGTAGGTGTAGCAGTAGTAGCCGTTGGAGTTGCAGTACTACTAGGCGTAGGCGTAGCAGTAGTAACTGTTGGAGTTACAGTACTAGTTCCAGTAGGGGTAGGAGTAGCTGTTGTACTAGTAGGCGATGGAGTTACTGTTGGTGTAGCAGTAGTAGTTGTAGGTGATGGTGTATTAGTTGGAGTTACAGTACTAGATTTAGTAGGAGTAGGTGTTGCTGTTGTACTAGTAGGAGTAGGTGATTTAGTTAGAGTAGGAGTATATGTAGGTGTAGTAGTTGTTGTATTAGTAGGCGTAGGTGTAGGAGTCAAGGTACAACTTAAACTAGCTGATGTTACCGTACCGGCATTATTAAAAGTAAAGAAGTAGTTAGCAGGACCTCCTCCTAAATTAGCAGAGTAAGCCATATAACCTCCTTGTGATACTTGATAGCCGTTATATCTCATTACGTCACCTACTTCAGGATAAGCATTAGAACCACTATTATTAGAATGTTTTACTAGGGTAATAATATATTCGTAATTACCTGATGTAAGAGCAGTACATGCATTATAACCGTCAAGATCAGATCCTTGATTATAGTTCCAGGTTGCATTAGTAGTATAACCTGAGAAGGTAACTTGAGCTCTCGTAGGAGTTGGTGTAGGAGTTTTAGTATTAGTTGGTGTATTTGTAGGAGTATTAGTTGGTGTTACAGTTTTAGTTGGTGTAGGAGTAGCTGTAGTAGTTGTAGGTGATGGTGTTGCTGTAGGAGTAGCTGTAGTACTAGTTGGTGTTGCTGTAGGAGTTGAAGTACTAGTAGGAGTAGGAGTAG